CTCCGGACTCTGCTACTACTGATGCAGTTGTGTTTTGTGTTACAGTACTTTGTAAACTTGAACCAAATGCTGTTTTAGCAAATACACTCGGTGTAATTGTTTTAATAATATTGATTGCCGCTGTAGTCTGTTGTTCTTGTCCTGCTACTGCACCTGAATAGTATGCCGCCTGTGTTGCAAGTGTTTCTACTCTACCACCTGCTGGATTTTTCAAGTCAGCAACATGAGCATCTAAAATTATTCCTGTATCTCTACGACACTTTGTTTCATTGTAAGTAAAGCCACTCCATATACCTACACCACCTGTAACTTGTGCATTAATCCAAGCAATAACTTCTTCAATAATAAAGTCTTTGTTTAGTCCTAATAACTCTGCCGCATTAGGGAAGTTACCTGGATTATCAGAAGCATCTGAACCAATGTTAACTGGTAACGTTGGATTTGCTGTATAATGATAACCGTATCTTGGATCTTCCAAGTCAGGCATAACACTTAGGCCGTTAGTAATAACATTTTCAATAGAGCCCATTAGTGTAGTTACTCTTGCAGTTTGTCCTGCTTCAGTTGCAGTTAATCCTGTTGTTTGCGTTGTAATAGATTGTAATGGTGTGTAAGCCGCTTGTGGTAAAATATTGTTAACTACAAGGCCTCTTGTAAACGCAAGAGCCGCCGCTGTTTGTGCTTCTTGTCCAGTAATTAAACTAACTGCACCGTTATAGTATTTCCCAGCGTTTAAGTAAGTTTTAGCATTACCGTTGTATTTGATATCGTGTGCAATACCATCAAGAATAATTCCTGTGTCTCTTTCACACTTGGCTTTATTATATACAAACGATCCGCCGAATGGTGAAATACTACCTGCCACTTGTGCATCAATAAATGCAATAGTTTCGTCTTTAATAAATTCTTTGTTTGCTTGGATAATTGCTACAGCATTTGGATTCTGTGTAGGAATCAAATCTAAGCCATCAAACTCTGCATCTCTAAAGAAGTATGTGTTAATCCATTTAGACTGTGAACCTCTGTTCTTTGGTCTAATAATTGTACGTCTAAAGTCTGTACCTTTAATAGAACAGTTAGCAGGAAGTTTGATTGGATAATCTTCTTCGTAAATTCCTGATTCAACATGAATACAAATTTGTGTTTTAATTGCAAAGTTACCGTATTCAAACGTTTCTTGTGTACTAAACAGTTTAGGTTCAATTAAGAATACACGTAACTCATCTTGTGCCCCGCCTCTTGTATATTTTACAATTCTACCTAACGCACCTGATGTCTTACCTCTTAAAATTTTACCTGGAAGTATATCAACGTTTGATGCCGCACCTTGGTCAACATAACCTTGTCCGCCATTGTCAACAGTAAGTGTTACAGTTGAACCTTCAATGAGTGTAGTTGTATCAAGTACACCTAACCCGTTGTCAATAATATTTGTAATAATATCAATTTTACCAAGTACAGCATTTCTAACTGATGATGTAACAACTTGTGATCCATCAATAGTTTGTGTAACACCGTCTGTATTTCTAATAGGTAAAACTTGACCATTTTGTAAAATAGTATTGATAATTGTTTTACCGTAGTTAATACCTGCAAGTGTTTCTGTTTTTTGTGTTGTTCTTGCAATTTGTCCTGATACAGAACTAAAGTATCTCTTACCAGCAAGTATTGCCTGTGAGTTAGCATTTAGTCCTTGTTCAATATCAATAGCCAAACCTTGTGTAATAAGACCCATGTCTCTTTCACAAGTTGCTTCGTTGTATTGGAAATCTGGATACGTTGCATTAACGTATGATACAATTTCTTTTCTAATAAAATCTAAGTTTGCTCTAAGTAGTGTTGCCGCCGGAATACCGTCTGTATGCGGAGATGTAATTGCTTGAGCTTCAATGGTACTATTTGATGCACCGTTGTTATATGTAACTGTTTGTACATAAGCACCTGGCTCTAACGGTGATGTTTCAATTAGTTCTTCTGCTTTCTCAGCCGCTTTACCAATTGACTTGTAAGCAAATTGTAAACTACGTCCTTCTTTACCTACTGGTGAAAATTGTTGTGAGTCATCTCCGTTTGTTCTAACATACAAATCTACAATACTTGTAAAACTTGAATTGTCAACATAAAACTTTGATGCCGCTTGTAAATCATCTACATCGTTTGGTGTACCACTGCCTGACAAGTTACCTGGATGGTCATGCAAGTAAAGTGGACCTGTCATGTCATCACCTTGTCTACGTACTGTAGCACTTCTTGGTAATGCTTCTGTAGTTAAGTATGAACCGTATAATGCAGAATTATATTCATTGTCAGTTAGCGTGTGTGTACCACCTGGGTTACCTGCCGCTCCTGCGTTTGCTAAAATTTTGTTTGTGTCTGCTAAGGCATCTGCCGCTGTTGGGTGTAAACTTAACTGATTAGCATTTACATATCTTAAGAAGTAAACTGTAGAGTCTGTTAAGTTAGCCGCCGCCGCGTCACCTTGTGAAACTGTATATTTGAAACCTTGTCCGTTAATACTATGATCGTAACCATGTAATGAAAGAATGACATTGTTGTTTACAAAACTACCAATAACTTTTGAATACTCTGTGCCATCAGCAGGTTCTGCTCTCATTCTATTTGGAGAACCTTCAATTTGATATCTGTTGTCGTTGTATTTTTTATCAGCAACTAAATCATGTACTGAAATTTGTGTTGAATGTGTTGTGTTAAAATCTGTTGCCGCTTGGTCTGTAATTGGTCCAATGTTACCAAGTGTATAATTACCTGAACCATTTAAGTAACCACCAATGGTTGGTTGTAAGTCTGAACTAATTGCACCACCACTGTTTGTAATAACAAGTTTAGTTGGATCAGTGTTATCAATTAAGATACCAGTTCCGCCTTCAACTGATTTCATTAACAATGTTGAACCAGCATCGTTGGATACTGGAATCTTGTTAGCACCTAATTCATCTGGTGTATCTGAAAGTGCAGTAAATCGAATAGTACCGCCTTGTCCAAATACTGCGTAAAGTTCACTAAAGTTTGTGTTTACTTTACTAAAGGCGTCTCTAATACTATCACCGGTAGCGTCATTGCCCTCTACACCGATATTAACTGTTTGTTTTGCCATACTTTAAAATCCTATTGACTCACCACAACCACAACTTGATGTTGAAGCAGGGTTTTCTATTGTGAAGTAAGAACCAAATACTTCTTTTTTATAATCTACAATGCTACCTAACAAATACATGATACTTGTATCATCAATAGCAAACTCTCCGTTTGGCAGTTTAATAACTTCATCACCTGGTTGTGATGCTGTATCTAATGCCCAGTCATACTTAAAACCAGCACAACCACCGCCTTGTAACGACAGACGTACTACCTGTTTATTATGCTCATTTAACATATCTACCATACGTTCTTTTGCATTTTCTGTTAATTGCACTACTGCTGTCATTTTGTTTCCTTACTATTATTTAGTTTATATTTTGTAATCCGAATGTAAACAGGTAAATACTTATATGTTTAATAGAACAGAACAAGAAGTTAAGTGGTACAATAGGAAATCCAAAAAAGGTAAACCCCATTCATACAAGCGTGTTAAGACTGTAATAATATTTGAATGTGATAACTGTCACGAAGAATTTAAACGTGACAAAGGACAAGTAGATCCTAAAAGATTAGATAATGCTTATAACCACGTGTGTCCAGAATGCGATCCTAAACGTTTTGCACAAAAGAAAGGTGCAGAGCAAAGGCGCAAACTAAACACTACTGTGGATAGTCTACTTACAATAGATAGACTATAATTATTCAGACTTCCAAATAGTCCAAGCACCGTAGCCAATTGCCGCGTATGCCGCTAATTTAGCAAATGGTCCTGCAATTAGGACAATAACTCCTACTGCGACAAGCATTGCGCCGTCCCATGAAGTTCTTTCATCAAGTCTGTTTTGAATCCAATTTTTCATTTGTTTACCCCTTGTTTTTGTCGTTCATGTGTTTACGTAATTGAGTTACAAGTTTGTCTTTTGTAAGACGTTTGTCTAACTCAATGCCGTGTTTACGACCCATTTCTTCTAATTTTGCTTTTGTCATCTTTGACATGTCTGCTTTAGATGGCACCAAAATTAAAGGTGCTTGTTTCTGTACTTTAACCTTCTTATTAGCAATGTGTTCTGAAAGTTTCAAAGTTTTCTTTTCTCCAGCACCAAAGAGAGATTTTAAAAATTTAATCATTTTTCTTCTCCGTTTGTAAGTGTAATTACCCCACAAGCCAATCTTTCACCTGCGTTTCCGGTTTTCAACGATTCAGCGTCTCCGCCTTTACCCAAATCATCTGTGTTTTCGTGAACTACTATTGCTCTACCAATAATACTTCTCTCGCCTATTAAATCAATACGTTTTGCTTTAATTGTAAAATCTGATATCCCGTCAGATCCGGCTGTGATATTTCCTAAATCACCCACATGGCCATTTTTGAGATCTCCATGCTTTACCCCGTCTGGATTGTAATGCCCGCCTGCACTTTCGCATCCGTTGGATAAATCGCCAAATTCGTGTACATGGAATCCATGTTCACCTTCAGTTAACCCAGTTATCTTACCCTTTATAAGAGTAGCAGTGCCTGGTCCTTGCATAAAGAAGATTGTACCTTTAACAGTGTCCGAATGGACTAAGTCACATACGGCTACAACATTTGAGTCTTCTGCTTCAGTAATCTTGCTTAGGCTCTCGCACTGACAAGTTCTTGCTTTGGTTCGTTCACAGGATTTGATTTGTTTAAATCGCATACTGTATTTACCTTATGTTCTAACAGTCTACGTGAAGCAAGGTTCTTGTGTTTAGACTCTACCATAATGTCTGCGGCATCGTTAAACTGTAGAGCCCAGTCATTAACAGCATGATTCCACATCATATCGCTGTGAGCTCGTAGTTTTGCTTTCTTAAAGCCTTGTTCAAGTAGTTCGTCCATGTTAGGTAATACGTTAGGATCATGTCCTACAAGTAAGTCTTCACGTGATACACTGTAATGAATAGTAGGACGTACACCACGCCAACTGTCAACTACGCGGTGAAATCTATCGTCGGAGGGTTGTATGTATTCTCCTGTACGCACCCAGTGATGGTGTATGTCAAGTACGAGTGCGACATGTTTCTCAAGTTCGAGTGACGCATCGATGCCCCACGACATCTCGTCGTTCTCGATCGTAATAACGTTTCTCGCCTCTTGAGATAATCTTGGGAGAGCATTGATGATACCGGCTGGACCTTGCCTACCCGATATGTGGACATTGCATTTAAAGTCTTGGAATTGTTGGCCGTAGCCCATCCATCTGATGCAATCAACATGATATTCAAACTCCTCTATACTTCTATTTACGATATCTGGATTATCACTTGCCAGGACAGTAAACTGACCAGGATGCATACTAAGACGAACATCCAAGTCTCTCGCACGTTTGCCCACGTTCGCAAAGTTTTTCGCACAATAGTCACGTACATCAGGCTTGCGCCAGAAATAAGACCAATCAGACTGAGTGTAAACAGGGAGAACATCACTACCAAGACGTACCATTCTAAGTTCATTAGGTAAACCTCCTACATAAGAAATCAAATTCATATACGACTGTATGTTGTGAACCATAATGTCCCACAGTCGTTGCTCGGCAACTTCCCTTGTTTGTCTGTTCAACCATTGTACAGTTGTTGAACGAGTATTCAAAGGTCGTTGTATTTCTTCTAACAACTTCTTCTTTTGTGTTTGATCAGGGTGCATGTACTTACATGCGAAACCTATACGTTTAATCATAATCTTTTAATATATCCCATGTTCTATTCCAACTGTTAACAGTATAACATCTTCCTATACAGTTGTCAAGTATTGCTTTTGCTAATGGATAGTCGTTTCCGCCTTCGTACATGGCATCTCCAAAAAACACAATTTCTTCTTTATCAAAATCTCTTAGTATCTGACTTTTATCACTGCCACGAGGACTAATATCGATACCTGTGTCGCCTCCTACAGTTGCAACCAAATTAGGAAACATACTATTAAACTCTGATGCAATTCGAGTACGTTCGTTTTGTTCAGTGTCCCACTTGACATATAATTTACGTTCACCTAATGTAGCATTACGTCCTACAACACTAAAGTTAATCATACCCTTACGTTCTTCAATGTGTAGTCCTGTACGCAATACAAATTTACTTTGAGTTAAACATTGTATTAAAAATGATCTTTCAGTTGCTGGTAAATGCCAATCATTGTTATAAACATTTTTACCTTGTTTCCATACACTGCTACCACTACAATTATAAACTGTGTCAACAGACTCACATATACGTTCGCCTAATTGTTCTATAGTTTTTTCATAGTCACTACCTGTAACAAGATAGACTTTGTGTCTATTAGAAAAGTTGTAAAACCATTCTTCAAATTCTTTATTAATAGGAGAACGGCTGGGGGTAAGAGTTCCATCTACGTCAAAAACAAATTTCATTATTTCCAGTTATCCTTGCACCATTGGTCGACACTATTGTGGGGGTGTGGTTCTCCGTGAAACACTGCTACACTTGTTTCAGGTTTTATAATAGGTTCGCCAGGTACATTAAAGTTTCGAACACCATTGATTCTACTCATTGGCGGCTTGTTACGCATTTCCCATTTGTAACTTTGTATCCATTCATCTGGCCAAAAACAAAAAGTATCACGTACTTGATTGAAAATCCAATCTTGGTCTCCGTGTAATCTTTTAGTAACTACAAAGTTATCTTTTTCAAACTGCGTCCATACATGTTCTTGTGTTCCGGATCGTAATCTAAACACACTGCTATTCATCTTCTTCCAGTCTGGTCTAAGATGTCTATTGAAGTCTCTTATAATACAAAAATAATCTGGATTGTATGTAAAGAGATTGTCAATGTTATTAAAAATAATAACATCAAGATCAAAGTAAAGTAAATTACCTCTGATTGGAAGTTGTGGACAAAAGAAGTAAGGTTTGTACCACCAGCCTGTTATTGGTAAATTTGGTAGTGGTAAAACTCTTATACCTGGTTGAATACCATTGCTGTTATCAGTAAAGCAAACGAACTCGTAAGGTACTGTGGTGTTACGTGCTACCATGTTG